CTTATAGATACTGTAAGTAACACTAATTCTATTGTGTCCACCCTTTAGAGATACCAGTGGGGTTCTACCGTCGCAGTGTGCTTCATATGTATACACTGTAATACCTATTGTAATACCTATTAGTTCTCAGTAGTCCACCGGGTGACATCGGTCTCCCCTCAATCGTAACCTGGTGGACTTCTGAGTCTTATGTACACACTTGCTGCCTGAGTTTATCTGGGTTGACCTGGGATTACCTGGGTTGACCTGGGATAGCTTAGGTGAGCTTAGGGTGGACTTGAGAGGACTTGAGGGAGCTTGGGTGGACTTGGGTTTACATCCCTATTTTCAACCAAAAGAAAGACCCTTAATCCAATATATTTTTCTATAAGTCACAAATGTCCTATGTGACAGGTACCGAACACATCTTATGGAGGTCGATAACATATCGATCGCCCTTAGTACCTGAGACACAGAGCCTATATGGATAAATGTCTATGATTCCAGGGACTCCTGGCTATCTAAATGACCCCCAATGGGTCTAATGGTATATGGACTTCAAAAACAAGGGTAAAGGGTAGACTTGTTGTTGTTGTTGTCTGCCTTCTTTGACCAGGGTCCCACCCAGGACCACTCTAGTTAACTCTAGTTAACTCTACCGAACACACACAGGATTTCCCCCAATGGCACTTGAAACAGGCACCTACATTGATAGCCTCAATGCAGCTAACCCTGCGGCTACAGACGCACTCTCTCAGGCTGACGAACATTTACGTCTTATTAAGTCTACTGTTAAAGCTACTTGGCCAGGCCTTACTGGTCCAGTGACTTTGTCAGCTGCTGAGTTAAACAAGAAGACTGCACTAGTTTCTGATGGCACCAATGTCACCTTTAACACAGGCATGACAGCAGACAAAGTAAAGACACTCATTGGTATCACTACACCTGTAGCATCTGCTATCACTGCTTTTACAGATAGTGAGGGTGAAGTTACTCCTGTGTTAGCTACAGGCATTACTGCTTTAGAGGTATGGACCTTAGTGAAATCTGCGGCTCTTGACTCTATTTATCCGGTAGGGGCTATCTATACGGCTATTACTAGTGGGAGTCCTCAAACAGTCTTTGGTGGTACTTGGGTATCCTTTGGACAAGGTAGAGTCTTAGTAGGACATGATGATGCAGCTGAACCAGATACGGACTTTGTTGCTCCATCGGGTGACGGTAGTTCTGTTCTGTTAGGTGGCGCTAAGACCCACACCTTATCTATAGATGAAATCCCTAGTCATACACACGGCTTTACTGCCCACTTGACAACCTCTGGTTCTAACAACCGCACAGGCGGTGGTGAATTATCTGCAAGTGCTTCTGGTACTACAGCGGCTACTGGGGGTGGTACTGCCCACAATAACTTACAGCCCTATGTAGTTGTCTATATGTGGAAACGTACAGCATAAGAAACAATGTATAACTTAAGGAACACAATATGGGACAGATACTCCCGGTCAGAGATGTTGGTGGCGTAGGCGTAGTCACAGACATACGTCCTGCGTCCCTCCCTATCAATGCGTTCACTAAAGCTAAGAACGTAAGATTTGATGAGGGTAAAGTAGGGCGGTCACCTGTCTTTAGGAAGATTAAAGATTCTTTAAGTTTTAGCCCAAGGTTTACCTATGGCGTACCTTCTAATTCTAGTGGTAGCTTTGCGTCTATTGTTATTGTGTCTGACACCTACGATATCAAGGCATATTCCAATGGTAGTATAGTCTCCAGGATAGGCACTCTTTCTACTACTAGTACTAAGCAGAACCCTTTCACAGGTACTAACTTGGCTGATATAGCCTACTTGAATCGTGTGGATGCAGTCCCTGTTTATATGGCTAATGGTGGGACATCTTTTGCTACTCTACCTAACTGGCCTTCTAATCACCGCACAGAATCCCTTAGAGCTTATGGTGATTTTCTCATTGCTCTTAATACCGTTGAAAACGGAACTAACTTTCCTTCCAGAATACGCTACAGTAACTTAGCTTTAGCTAACTCAGTCCCTGACAGTTGGGATGCCTCAGACTTAACCAAGTCAGCAGGATTCAACGACCTGGTACAAATGAAAACAGGCATCGTAGATGGCCTAACTTTGGGTACTAACTTCATTGTGTACTCTAAAGACCAAGTGTGGCTGATGGAGTTTGTAGGTGGTACGTTCATACACAACTTTAGAAAGCTATTTAGTGACTGTGGTGTTATCAGCCAGAACTGTATTGCCGAGGTTGAGGGCGCACACTATGTCTTTGACCACGATGATATCTATATCCACGATACACACACTCGTCAATCTATTGTTGATGAGCGAGTTAAGTCTTACATCTTTGGTGGTTTAAACACAGCCAAAACTAACAGGTGCTTCGTACACCATAACCCTGACTTAGATGAGGTTATGTTCTGCTATATATCTGGTGATGATATGTCTGAATACACCAACGGTGACAGATGTAACAGAGCCGCAGTATTTAACTACAAAAGCCAAACATGGTCATTCATGGATTTACCGAATGTATCAAGTGCTACTGTAGGAACTATTAGTTCTACAGCTACCTACGCAAGCAGCACCTCTAGTTACGACATTGGTGGTAGTTACTACACCCAAGAAGCAGGCTATGACAGCCACAGTCTTTTTGTAGGTGAATCTTCTAGTTCAGATGGTATCACCACAGATAAGCTATATGGCTTAGACTTAAGTGACTCAGGTAAGCTATCTTTCCCTTTGGACGCTCAAGCCAATAAGAATCCTTACCTAGAGCGTACAGGTATAGACCTAGATGATATGTCTCCTCTGAGTGGCTATAAAGTCATCTCTAAGATAGTGCCCCAGGTAGATACACAGAACTCTAACAAAGAATTTAACTTTACGTTTGGATCTTCAGACCTGATAGGTGACCCTCCTGTATACGGCTCTAGCATTACATTTAATGGTGCTACAGATTACAAGATAGACACTAGAACCTCTGGTCGCTACCTGTCTTACAAGATGTCTGTGGCAGATACAAAGGACTTTAGCTTCCTAGGCTTTGACGTAGATGTATTAACAACTGGTAGGAGATAGATAAAATGTCTCAGCTACCCATCCTTGGCTATAAACGGCACGTTAATCCTGTCTTAAAAAGTAACCCTAGAAGAAGCTACTTATCAGAACCCAGTGAAAAATACCTAAGTGACGAATTGCAGCGTATAGAAAATACTTTGGTTACTCAAAAGGAAGCCAGTGATTTTAACAATGCAGCGGTAGAGGCTGCAGGTAATACTGTCAGTGACTCGACAACAGCAGCAATTACTACCAGTTCTGATGCTCTTGCCGCCACGATAATAGCTAACGCGACAGACATAACTTCAGTTACTGATGGTCTAGCAGCCACTATCCTGGCTAATGCTAATTCTATTACTTCTGTGACTGATGGCTTAGCGGCAACTATTACAGCCAATGCGCTATCTATAACCTCTGTGACTGATGGTTTAGCCGTAGATATCCTTGCGGAGGCATCATCTAGGGCTGCTGCCATAGCAAGTATATTGGCAGGCTCATTCACTGGTACTGGTCTAGAGACTTTGTTTACCAATGAATCTTCCCAGAGAATTTCAGGTGATACTGCAATAACCACAACCTTGTCGCTACTTGGGGCAACCAATGGTGCAGGAGATGCGTTTGTACTGGACACCTCTACGGCTAAAGTAAGCGCAACAGAATCTCTTGGTACTCGCTTAACTGCCATACAAACAACTACTGGAGCTAATACTGCGTCTATAGCCACAGAGACTGTAGCTAGAACTTCAGATATTGCAGCTTTGAGTACTCAAGTTACTAACATGATTGCCACAGTCAATAATGCGGCAGGAAACAACGCTACCCAAGTCAATGCGGCAGCTATTGCTACAGAATCTTCAGTCAGAGCTACCCAAGACACGGCTATTGCAGCAACCGTGACATCTTTGGCAACTACAGTTAGTGGAAACACTGCGGCAATTACCTCTGAAACCACGGCTAGGTCTACGGCAGATACCTCTATAGCCTCTGACATTACGGCTTTAACTACTACTGTCGGTACTAACACTGCCGCCATTGTTTCTGAAGCATCTACACGTTCCACTGCCGATACCTCTATAGCTTCTGACGTAACTGCTCTGACAGCAGTAGTCGGGACGAACACAGCGGCTGTGGTTGCGGAGACATCAGCACGATCTACAGCAGACAGTTCACTGGCTTCTGACATTACATCCCTAGCAGCTACTGTAGGCACTAACACTGCTGCCGTACTTTCAGAGACTACTGCACGTTCCACAGCAGATGCATCTTTGGCCTCAGATATCACGGCTTTGACTGCAACGGTAGGGACGAATGCTGCGGCTATCGTTAGCGAAGCTTCAGCTAGAACAACAGCAGATACTTCTATAGCAAATGACGTAACTGCTCTGACTACAACAGTGGGTAATAATGCTGCTGCTGTCATTTCTGAGGCATCGGCAAGAACCAGTGCAGATACTTCTATAGCAAGTGACGTAACTGCTTTGGCTACTACTGTTGGAAACAACACTGCTGCCATCTTAAGCGAGACTACAGCACGTACTACAGCCGACACTAGTATAGCTACGGATTTGACTGCTCTAGTAGCTACTGTAGGAACTAACTCTGCTGCAATAGTTGCTGAGACATCGGCTAGAACAACAGCAGACTCCTCCAATGCGTCTGCCATAGCGGCAATGCTTACAACTGTAAATGAAAATGTTGCGGCTGTAGTAGCTGAAACCACGGCACGATCTACAGCAGACACAGCGATTGCCTCAGATGTCACATCATTAGCGACTTCAGTTAGTGGAAACACTGCGGCAATACAAGCTGAATCTACAGCTAGGGCTACTTCTGACAGTTCTCTAGCGTCTAGTATTTCTTCACTGGTTACGACCGTAGGAACCAATACTACTGCTATTACTGCTGAGACATCGGCCAGAACAACGGCTGTTGATTCAGTAGCAACCGATATTACAAACCTTACATCTACAGTAAGCGGTGTATCCGCAGCGGTTACAACTGAAGCATCCACAAGAGCCTCTGCCGATACTACTGCGGCTAACGGAATCGCAACTTTAGAAGCCAAGTATGGCGTGAAGCTAAATGTTAATGGCTATGTCACTGGCTTTGAGCAGAACAATGATGGTACTACAGGCTCTTTTAAAATTATGGCTAATGAGTTCAAACTCATAGACCCAACTGGAGGTGCCAATCAGTCTGGACTTGCCGCTTTCACCTACTCTAACAATGTTGTAAGTCTTGGTAGCGGTGTAAAGCTAACTGCTGACTCAATAATCGCAGGGGAACTAAGTGCCGACAGGATTAAACTAGATGGTCAATACCTATCTGTCAATAATGGAGAACTAGTTGTAACTGGCGCTCCTGGAGTTCCCAATTCTGCGGTAGTTAATAACGCTACAGGTAATACGGATGCTACCGTCACTGTAACTAGAGTAAGTAATGGTAATGTACTCATTGGTGTCAACTGGTCTTTAGCTAGAAAGTCTAATGCAGCGTCCTATGAGCCAGGAAATCCATTTCCTGCGACAGTGACGTTAAAAAGAGGCTCTACTACAATAAAAACGTGGACAATTACTGGGACTTTTATCAACGGCAGTTCTCAGCATGGTGAACCCTTTTTAGCATTCGGTCATGTCAGTGCAAATTGGTATGACTCAGATACTGGGTCGGGGTCTACTACTTACACTTTGAGTGCTACTACTTACAATATTTCAAATTTTGAGTTAGAGACTCAGTTAAGCGCACAGGCTTCTAATTAAAAACGAGGCTTGTAATGAAAACACCAGTCATAGAAACCGATGATTTCACAGCGTATTACGACCAACACGGAGACACCACGTTCTTACATTGTGATGTCTACCATTACAACAAGTCAGTAAAAGCAGACCTACAGCAAGGTTTAAAGGTCTTATTAGCAATGCGTCAATCACCCCTGTTTGCTATCCATGAACGCCACGACAGTAAACACCTCAAATTTATAACCATGCTAGGTTTTAAGTACTTAGAGACCAGGCTTTGTCTCGACAATTGTAAAAGAGACATCTACACAACACAGGAAAAATAACATGGGCATCGAAGCAGCAATCATAGGCTCTGCAATAGGCGGTATTTCAGGACGGAAGTCAGCAAAAGAGCGCAGGGCGAGTATTGAACAAGACCGCACAGATAGGATGGAAGGATACAACTTCTCCAAGCCTTACATTGAAAGAAGTTATGACAGAGCTGAAGGTGCCTTAAACGATTCTCTTGAGCAAGGAGCATATGAAGGGCAAACCTACGCAGACCAAAATCCATACTTCCAAGCAGGAAACCACTACATGGGTGGTATGGGAGCGATGGGTGGCCAGGGTGCTTTTGATGTCATGCAGCAAGGCCAAGGCTTTGCTAACAATTATGCTGACCTTTACCAACAAGGTGGAGCAGACCGTATGCAGACGGCACAGGATTACGCTATTGAAAACAGCGGTGGCCTTGTAAATGCTGCCATGCGTGATGATAGGCGTAATCTTGAAGAAAACACTATGCCAGGCATCAACCAGGGTGCAAGTGGCTCTGGGAACATGAACTCTAGCCGCGCAGGGATAGCAGAAGCTGTTGCTAATCGTGGTTATGACGATAGAAAAGCCGATGTCACCGCAGGCATCAACCAGAACTTAATGAGTCAGTCCATAAATCAGCAGAACCAACAGTTCAGTGACCAAATGAGAGCTAACCAAGGCCTACAGCAAGGTTATGGACAAGGCATCAACGCCATGAACTCCTTTGGCAACATGATGACAGGTGCAGGAAACAACTTTATGAATTATGAGCAGGGTTACATGAATGACCAACGTAACCGCTATGAAAACCAGAGAGACTTTGGTCTTGACCAAAACATAAAGTACCAAAGAGGTATGTTAGGTAATGCTGTCTACAACACTACGCCAGGGAATACTCCTGAGAAGCCCAATACCTTAATGTCAACCCTAGGTGGCATGAGTTCTGGTTTCTCTGCCGGTATGAACTTAGGAGGTGGCTAAAATGTATCCAGATTATAACAATCCCCCTTACGGTACTCCTGCCTACTTTGAGAAGATGGACAGACTCAAAAACGCACACAAAAGCCCTGACCCGATACTAGCGCAGCAGCAGATAGCCGCAGCACAGCCCCCGGCACTTTCAGCAGCTAACCCTTTGCCAACCACAGCTATCCCTCCAGGCACCCAGGTAAACCCAAGACAAGGTGGTACGCCTGGTCAACGGTTCATGGACGGAGCTAAGGGTATCTTAGGTCAAATGACCAGTGGTGGAAATGGTCCTAGCCAGTATATTTCTGAGCAGTATGGGCAGCAGCAGTCTCCAGTAGAATCCGCTACCCAACAAGCAGCTCCGACTCACACTATGCCTGATGGCACAGTAATGCCTGGTGCGACTCATGAAGATACTTTTAGTGGTCCCGGTATGTTGGCCCGACCGCAGTCAGAACGCTATGTACCTGCTCCTGTAAGAGAGAGTGTAGGTATGGACCCAATGACTGACCAGGAACGCGCAGTTTTTGCTCAGACTCCTGCAGGTCAAAGATTGGCAGCAGCAAGCCAGGCCGTTACCGGAGACCCGGAAGCTCAGACTGGTGGACGCAGAGACTCAACTGCACTAGCTTCAGCTAAGAAAAATTCAGGTATGTCTTTTGCAGAGAAAATGGGTCGCTACGGTGGTGCCATTATGAACGCAGGTTCCCAAGGTGGTATGGCTCAAGTTGGAGCGATGGGTACTGTTACTGGTGAAATCAAAGATATAGAAAGAGAGCAAGAGAACTTACGCCTCCAGGAACAACAAAAGGTTCAGCAAGCTCAACAGAAACAGTCAGCTGAGTTCGATGAAATCATTGGAACTTACGACTCTTCAATAGCTGAAATGGACAGGTTATATGCGGATGTATTCGCAGCAGGGGACGAGTTAACTGGCCCCTATGATGGTTTCATGGGCAAGTGGGTTGACAACCTAAGAGGTAATCCCGAAGCCTACACCAGATTAGCTATGGACCAATTTAAGGTCGATGAAATTCTCAAGAACGTGGCAAAGACCAAGGGTGCAATCTCTGACAGGGAAATGGCTACCTTTGAACGTCCCATGCCAAGCATGGCTGCTGACGAAAAAGTCTGGTTAGACTGGATTTATGAGAAAAGAGCAGCTGCAATCAGTGTAAGAAATAAATTACGAGCCAAACAAGGTGGCGGTAGTGCATCTAATTATAGTCCTGAAGACCAAGCCGTTTTAGACCAATACTCACAGTAAGTACGTCCCTAGTCCTCTTAATTTTAAGGTAACTCTATGTCTGCACAGCTGCAACAAGCCATTATTAACGCCCATAACGCAGGTGATGTTGCTGCAGCCCAACGCTTAGGTCAGATGCTAAAACGTGAACGACAAAGTTCCCAAGTTGCTCCACAAGCTGCTAGTCCTTCAGGAGTTCCTCCTCATCGACTTAATCAGGCTACTCAGCCTAAAGCTAAAGACGGTGCATTTGAAGGTTACGGTAACGCATTTATGCGTGGTATAGACCAACCTTTAGAAAACATGGGTGTAACTGCGGAGGCTCTAGGTGCTAAAGGTCTTGGTGAGTCTTTAAAAGGTGCTGTTGATGAGCGCCCAGGGCAAAGTGCTTCTGGTCAATTCATGAATGCTGATAAAGACGGTACTTTTGCTTACAGATACTTACCAAAAGCAGCCGTTGAACAAGCAGGTCAGTTTGCAGGTTCACTGTTAGCTAGAGCAGGGGGTGCTGCAGTAGGTGGTGCCGTAGGTAATGTCCCTGGAGCAATTGCAGGAGGACTTGCAGGTCCTATGTTGTTTGAGTTTACTCAGCAGCTTGGTCCTATTGCTCTAGAGAGAGCGAAGAACAATGGCAGAGAGACTCCAAACAAAGAGGACTGGACCTACGCTACAGGTACATCGGCAGGAGTTGGTGCGCTTAACGCTATCGCTCCAGGTGCAACTGGAAAAATCAAGAGAATGCTTATAGAGGGCGTGACTGAAGGCACACAGAGTGTCGGTGAGCAGGTTGGTTCTACGGTTAACACTGACAAAGGACTTGAAGTTGACCCACGCCAGGCAGTAGCAGAAGGACTCATCGGTGGTACCTCAGCAGGTATGGTTGATACTTCTGTCGGTACAGTTAAAGCTGCAGCCAACCTGGTCCGTGGTAACAGTAAGAGCATAAAGAGCGAAGGCGATGTAGAAGCAGCAGCTAGTTTTGCACAGCGTATTACGACTATTGCAAATGCGAATGAATACGACCTCAAAGACATTGACAAGATGTCTACAAAAGGTGCCAGAGAGACAATAGACAAAGCGCACGTTCAGTACACAGAAGAACTCAAGCAAAAGTTTGCAGACTTAAAGTCTCGCGTCAAAGTGACTGACCAGGACAGTCTTACAGAAGTAGCAGACAAAATTATGACTGCAGCGGCTTACAGAGAAGGTCGTAACAAAACAAAGAACACTGTTGGTACCCAAGAGATGGCTGCCCTGGAAAGATTAACCGGGGACACGCGTGAAGGTCAGGAAGCAATGTCTATTCTTAGGCAGCTGAACCAACTGACTGAAGTACACAACAATGGTTACCAGGGTGGTGTATCCCAGGTCACAGACCAGTTCGCTCCGTTTGGTGCTTCTGTTGGTTATGACAAGGGTGCCGTAGCTACAGAGAGGCTCCTAAGACCCTTAGCCTCTGGAAGTGCTGCTATTACCACTGGAGGAAGCTCACTGTTAGCCCAGGCTGCAGCGCAAGGTACTGGCCGTCTTATAGACAAAGTCACAGGCAAGCGTTCTAAAGTTGCCAATTACGTCAAAGAAAACTCAGGTAACCAGGGCATCCCAGGTTCTAATTCGGCAAGTCTCCGTGAGACTAACATTGCAAACATGGCAGCCGAAGAAGCTGCAGTAGAAGAAGCTCGTCTACGCCAGGAACAAATGGCACAGGAAGAGCGAGAAGCCTCTCTTGAATCTGCACAGAATAACGACCCTGCGAACCCAGAGTCTCCTCAAGGAATCTTTGAGTTAGGTACAGCCTTAGACCGTAATGGTATTGCTCAGATTATTAGAATCATGAAGCGCAATCCATCTACACAAGCTGCAACCCTCCGCATGATAGAAGCTTATGAGACAAGTGTAGCTACAGGTGGTCAAGTAGACTTTGCACTTATCCGTAAAATCAATGGGTTCGTAGATAGAAACTCAGTCTACAAGGGGCTCATGGGTAACCGTGTTCGCAACCAAGGCGTAGTACAACAAGCAGCTCAGCAGCAGCTCTCACAAAAAGAACAGAACTATCAGCGCGGCATAGACAACAATCGTGCAGAAGCAGCTCGTATTAGTGAGGCAGTTAGCCAGGACAACACTATAGAAGTGCAACACAAGGCTCACTTACTAGCTACTTTAGAAGAAATGCAGTTAGACCTGGGTCTTAACCCAGTGGGTAGACTAGAAGCAATGCAGAAGCGCCTGGAAGAGAAAGGTGTACCTGGTCCAACCGTAGAGAAATACCTCGGCCAATACTTGCAGAGAGTTGGTCAGCAGCAGGGAGCTAAAGAAGAACGCGATGCAGCCCAGGATGATGCGATGGAAATCGATGAATCTAGGGCACCCTCGTTTACAGACGGCCCTGCTCTAGCTTTTGATACAAGTCCTAATGTAATTGCACTGATGGACGGAAGCGAGACTCCTCCTAAGCTTAAGGGTAAGACTGAAGTAGCTAAGTTTCTACAAGAAAGAGCTTTAGCTAAGCTTGGTGGTAAACCAAGAGACCTGGAAAGTGAAGCAGACCGTGAAGCAATCGCTAATGACATGGTTGCTGAAGCTATACACGAAATGGAATCTACAGATAGTGCAATGGAGTGGTACGACTCAGTGATTGCTAAGATGACTGAAATGATGTCTATAAAGCATCCTGAGTTAAATACTGACCCTAATGCTAAGACAGCACTTCTTGTGTCTATCGCAATCACTTCTCAGAACCTGGCTGTTCCCGATAACTTGAAGTATGGCGAAGAGGTCTACTCGTTTTATAAGAAAAATGGCAAGTTCCTGGAGAAGAAATATGGCAGCAAAGGTCCTGCTATCAAGAAGAATCTTGAAAAAGCAAATCTACTGCTTGAAAAGCTTGGTTCTATGGATGCATTAACTGACTTCTTGCAGACTAAGTTTACTGTAAAAGAGTTGGAGCCCATCTTACAAAACCACTTGGATAAAAAGAGTAAGCAAATTTCAGGCGAAAACATGGAAACTGAAGTTTATGGTTCCCAGGTATTTGGTCCAAAAATTGGCAACGGTTTCTATACTAATTTACGTGGAGACTTTTCCCCGGTAACTATCGACATGTGGTTCATGCGAACTGTGGGTAGACTTCAAGGCCGTGTCTTAGCTTTTGACGAGAAGAAGTTCCAAGGTCAGTTAGAACGCCTAAAAAAAGCTATTGGACGGAAGCGTATCTCTAGAGAGGCCCTAATCAGTGAAGCTACTGAAATAAAAAAGAAACACGAAAAAGACTACAAAGTTAACCGTGCGAAATATGACTCTAAGGAGCGGAAAAAGTCAGAGGCTACTAACGCAGCTGAACAGATCGTAATATCCTTAAAAGGAACTCGCGATGTTCCTAGCAGTGGAGGAGAAAGAAAGAATCTTAGGGATATTGTAAACAGAGCCGTAGAAAAATTTAAAGTTCAGACTGGGATAGACATTCCCCCGGCATCATTCCAGGCTCTAATATGGTATCCTGAACAGGATTTATACAAGAAATTAGGCGTTACTTTAAAGTCTACTAGGCAAGATTACGCTAGTAGTACAAAACGCCTTTTATTAGAGGAAGGATACAATGAGCAAGACATCGACAACGCAGCAGCCAGGATTCGGAGCAGCGGAGAACCAGGACCAGGACAAGTTCGACAAGGCCCAGGAATCTCTGACCAAAGCCCAAATGGAAACCCAGACGGACGCTCTGGTAGCCCTCTACAACGAGAAGAAAGTGCAGCAGAAGTAAACCTATCTGCAGCACCAGGTTCAGGAGCATTAACGCAGCCTGAGTCACCACAAATACCATTCGACTTCACTACACCTACCGTTGGTCAAATCAAGGATAAACTTGAGGATGCCAAGGGTGCAGTGCAGATGGTCATTGGTAAGCCTGGCACTCAGTTTGAAAATGGTCTGTCCAGTATGGAAGACTTTAAGCAGCTTGCAGACATGTTAAATGTCTCTATGGGTATCTTTGATTCTCAAAAAGAATTCATGGAAAAATACTCAGTGACTGAAGGCACTCGCGGTTTATATGGTTCTAACAAAGGCGGTGTCAGTGGACAGATTGCGATACTTGCGAATGGTATAGAGTCAGACTTACTTTACACAACAGCCCACGAAAGTGCCCACCCTTTAGAGTCTCGACCTGCGAGTAATGAAGAAGCTGAGCTACTGTTCGGTAGAAAAGTATCAGGAAGGCACCCAAAATCAGAGAATGTCAAAAGGAATGTTTATACAAACAGTCTAAGGGCAAAACTACGTGGTAAATATGGTAGCGACCCTGTAATACAAGCTGAGATAGACAAGCTTCAGGATGGTACTGTTATTTCTATCGCAAATCGCCCTGACTTACCGGGAACACCTATTCGCCTTAATATTGGCCAAGTCTACGATAAGTTTCGGGAAGAAAATCCCCAAGGCTCGAAAGGTCAGGCGTTCTTAGATGTCCAGAATCAATTCCCTGCTTACCAAGGTTACATAAAAGGTGACGGTGAGTTTGCCGTTGACCCTGTTATGTTTTACCTAATAAATCCTAAAGCTATGAAAAAGGATATGCCTAATACCTTCAAGTTTATGCAGAAGCATTTTAACGAAAGTAACATTCCAATAAAAATATACGCTAGTCCACTAGCGACCATCATGGCTATCTTGATGGCAGGAATGATAGGCGGTGAAGAAGAAGAAGAAAACCCAGGAGTCCTGACACCAGGACCTGGGATGTTAACAGCCTAAAGGAAAACCCCCATGAAAGTGAGAGCATATGACCTGGTCAACATTTTGAGCCAGGTAGACCTAGTTAAATCGTCAAAACTATTGTCCCAGGAACAAAAACAGGATGTCTTTAAAGAGATGCTGACTGACCTTCCGATGGACATGTTCTGCAGCGGTCAAAAGAATACACGCGCTGCATTGGTTGATGTATTAAGCAAGGAGATTACAAAGGATGAGCCCAAGAAAAAAGTCGCCCCCAAAAGTAAAAAACCCAAACATGGCGAGAAAAAATAATTACTTCAAGACACTGATGTCCACGCCAGAAGGCCGGGCACTCAGAAAAGAATGGTCTACTAAACCTCGTAAGAATCCTGGTAGACCTTTTGGGGTCCCCGATGGTCATACAGCAAAAACCATTGTCCCAGTTCGAGAGCAAGCTAAACAAGACGCTAAAAAGGTAGTAAAAATTATGTCAGAGAAATTTAATATTGAAGACGAATATCAGAAAGAAGCCCTTACCACTGCAGTTGAAGTCATGCGTCTGGATGGTCAGTCGCGAGAACGCCTCGCAGCTGCCAGGTTAGTCCTGGATTTTACTAAAAGTAAGCCTGCTTCTAAATCTGATGTATCTATCTCTAGAGCAGAAGATTTTCTTGCATCATTGTTAACTGAAGAAGAGCAGCCGCATGAACAAGCAGATGAAGGAAGTTCGGAAGAGACTACTGACTGATTTTGATTTCTACTCTAAGTCTGCCCTTAAAATAAGAACAAAAGAGGGCAAGATACATCCTCTCAAACTTAACGCTGCACAGACAATACTTAACGAAGCCGTAGAAGGTCAACTGGCTACAGAAGGTAAGATTCGTATTATCATTTTGAAAGCCAGGCAGCAGGGTCTTAGTACCTACACTGGTGGATACCTTTACTACTCAGTCAGTCAGAAAGCAGCTCGTAAGGCAATGGTTATTACACACCACGCTGATTCGACCAGGGCTCTCTTTGATATGACCAAGAGATTCCACGAACATTGCCCAGAGATACTTAAGCCTCACACCGAATACAGCTCACGAAGGGAGATTAGTTTCGATGTTCTTGATAGCTCTTTTGTTGTTGCTACAGCAGGGGGAACATCGATAGGGCGTGGAGAAACTTTAAGCCATGTCCATGCTTCCGAATTGGCGTTCTGGCAAAAGTCTACAGCCCTGGACAACTGGAACGGCCTGGTACAAGCAGTGCCTAACACCCCCGGTACTGCGATTTTTGTAGAGTCTACTGCCAATGGTGTCAATGGTATTTTCTATGACCTCTGGCGTGGTGCTGTTGATGGTTCAAATGGTTACATCCCAGTCTTTATTCCGTGGTTCACGGACTCAAGCTACCGCGAAAAGGTCAAAGAAGACTTTGAGAGAACTCCAGAAGAAGATGACCTGGTAGAAAAGTTTGACCTGGACAATGAGCAGCTTATGTTCAGAAGACGCAAGGTTGCTCAGAATGGTTTGGATTTATGGAACCAGGAGTATCCAGGTGTCCCTGAAGATGCCTGGTTGACTACTGGTCGGCCTGTGTTTAATCCGCAGCAGTTAGTTAAGCAGCTTGATGAAACCAGGGACCTGGAATCTCGTCTTGCCCTGGAGGGAGATGACTGGGAGAACAACCATCGTGGCGAACTGTTTACCTTTAGGCCACATGTTCCTGGTGAGAACTTTGTTATCGGGGCCGATGTTGCTATGGGCGTTAGGAACGGTGACTACTCAGTTGCCCAGGTCCTGGACTCAAAGAAACGCCAAGTAGCTGTCTGGAGAGGCCACGTTCACCCTGATTACTTTGCCCAGGTACTTTATAAACTGGGGGAGTATTACAACTTTGCACATATCTGTGTTGAGAACAACAGTCATGGGATTTTGACTTGTACTCGCCTAGGTAAAGACATGGCGTACCCGAACTTTTACACGACTGTACAGCACGATTCTGTGACTGACAGAGAGACCGTAAAACTAGGTTTCACTACAACCTCAAAAACTAAACCTCTAATAATCGATCAACTAAGAGCAGCAATGCGTGAAGAAGAAATTGAGCTTAACGACAAGGTCACTTTAAGAGAAATGCTCTCTTACATAGTTACTGAATCTGGAGCCATGCAAGCTGAATCTGGTTGTTTTGATGACTGCGTGATGTCTCTGGCCCTGGCTAACTATGTACATGAGGGTGCCTGGGACCCAATTGAATCTTCAGACTCTTACTATATTGAAATGGTATAAAACAAATGGCAAAAAAGCTTAAAGAAAAAAAACTATCGGATGACAACATCGTTGCACTGGTAGACGAGCAGGTAGGCTTATCTGTTGGATACGCAGACTCAGAGTTAGCGACTGAGAGAGCTAAGATAATTGACTACTACAACGGAACGCTGCCCAAGCCCCTACATGACGGTAACAGTAAGTATGTTTCTCTTGATTGCTACGATGCAGTAGAAAGCCTTAAAGCTGCTTTGCTAGAGACCTTTAGTGCAGGTAACAAGACAGTACGTTTTGCTGCACAGAATGAAGATGATGTTCCCAAAGCAAAGGTCTGCACTGAATACACTGATTACGTGGTTCATCGTCAGAACGACATCTACTCAGTCATGTCTACAGTTATTCATGACGGACTTATCGCCAGGGCAGGAGTTGTCAAAGTATTTTGGGAAGAGTCTGTCGAGTATGACTACGAAGAGTTTACTGACATCACCGATGGTGAGCTTAATATGCTGCTTGCCCAGGATAACGTAGAGTTAACTGAAAGCTCTACTGATGAGCTAGGTCTTATCTCAGGAACTATAAGTATTGAGCAGGACACTAGCCAGGTTGTAATTGAAAACGTAGCACCCGAAGAGTTCCTCATTGAGACCCAAGCCAAGAGTCTTAAAGACGTAAACTTCTGTGCCCACCGAACAAAGAAGACTTTGTCTGAGCTGCGCCTGGAAGGTTACAGTGAAAAGCTTATAGCAAAGATAGGTGAACACAGTGATGTTGACCTAGATACCTCGCCAGAGGTCCTTGCAAGGTTCGACAGCGTGGGTAACTTCCGTGGAACTAAGAGCGGTGATTACCAGGAACAAGTACGTAGTGTGATGGTCCATGAAGCATACATCATGCTAGACGTTGATGGTTCAGGTGTCGCTGAGTTACACCGGGTTATCAAAGCAGGTAATGTCCTACTGCTCAAAGAGAAAACCAATCGCAAACCCTTTGTGACATTCGTTCCTCTCCCGGTCCCTCACAGTTTCTATGGTAACAACTACGCTGACAAGGTGGTTGCTACTCAGAACGCCAGGACCATCTTGACCAGGTCTATCCTAGACCACGCCATGATTACTAATAACCCACGGTATACGGTAGTTAAAGGCGGTCTAACGAACCCCAGGGAGCTGATTGATAATAGAGTCGGTGGCCTGGTGAATGTGTCCAGACCCGATGCCATTGCACCGCTCCTACAGGCTCCTTTGAACCCTTATGTCTATCAGACTATTCAAATGTTGGACGAAGACAAAGAAGACACTACTGGTGTCTCTAAGATGTCTCAGGGCCTAAATAAAGACGCTATATCAAAGCAAAACTCAGCTGCTCTGGTTGAGCAGCTTGCAACTATGTCTCAGCAGCGTCAGAAGATAATCGCCAGGAACTTTGCTACACAATTCGTTAAGCCTCTATTCCAAGAGGTCTATCAGCTTGTATGTGAAAACGAGTCTCAGGAACGCATTGTTGAGCTGTCGGGTAACTATGTTCCTTGTAACCCACGCGACTGGAAAGAAAAGCGCGATGTTGTTATTGAGCTGAACCTAGGTTACGGAGAGCAAGAGAAAGAGTCTCAAAAGTACCTGGCACTCCACACCATGATGACTTCTGACCCGAACCTATCAAAGATGTACCAGGCACCCAATCAGTATGCCCTGGCATCTAAGATTATGGAGCTGACAGGCATCAAAGAAGTCAGTGCTTATCTCACGAATCCCGAAAGCCTACCACCAGAGCAACCAGATCCGGCTCAAGAACTGCAGCTTGAACTTATGAAGAAGCAGATTGAAGTCCAAGAGCGTCAGACTGCCCTGGGTGAAATGAAGGCCAAGATGGATATACAGATTTCTCAGATGAAACTTGAGCTAGAGAAAGCCAAAGCAGAAAACCAACATGCTATTCAGTCAGATAATCTTGACCTGAAAGAAGAGCAATTGAAGCATAAGAAGATAATCGATGCAGCTGAGCTAGTACTAGCACAACAAGCTGACGAGATTACTGCTATTGCATCCCCGAACGGATAAACCGTTTAAAACAACCCCACTCTTAAAGGAGAGTAAAGCATGAACGAAGAGCAACTAACATTACTTGGTAATGACGCGGAAGCACTGTTAAAAACAGAAGCTTTTACTAAAACAATGAACACGATGGTCGATGCTACTATCCAGGCATTCTTAGGTTCTGCCCCCGATGAGGCAGACAAAAGAACTGAAGCTTATGGACACTATCGAGCCCTGGTGGACATTATTAACACACTGCGTCAGCAGGTTGAAGTACGTGACCAAATCGATGCCAAGTTAAACGAAGAAGAAACTACTGAAGAGGAATAAGACCATGTCAGTTATTGATAACGTCGAAAACGATTCCAACTCGCAAGCAGCACTCACGTTAGACGATGCTGCAGAAGCCATACTAGGAAATTGGGTGGACCCGGAAACGGTATCCGAAGATGACGAGGAGGCAACAGAAGAATCTACTGAAGAGACAGATGTAGATGACGCTGAAGAAACTGAAGATACGGAAGACTTAGAATCCGATGAGGACGATGAGGACCCTGAAGAAGACGATTCCCAGGAAGACACAGAAGAAGACCAGGAAGATACAGAAGTTGAGCTAGTTGAGTTTGACGATGACACCCTGGTAGAAATCAGTGTCGATGGTGAATCTAAACAGGCATCCATCAAAGACCTTAAACGATTGTATGGTCAAGAAGCATCTTTAACTCGTAAGTCTCAAGAAACAGCATCACAGCGCAAGATGGCTGATGAGCAGCTGCAAAAAGCTGATGCGTCATTACAGGCTATGATTAGTCGAGCCCAGGAACGGTACAAACCTTACTCTGAAGTAGACATGCTAGTCGCGTCTAAAAACATGAGTTCAGAGGATTTTACTCAGCTCCGGGTAGAAGCTAAGCAAGCCGAAGATGACCTGAAGTTCCTCACTGAAGAGGCTGATGGCTTCTACGGATACGTTAAAACTCAACAGTCCCAGGCTCAGCAAGAACAAGCCAAGGAATGTGTCAAAGTTCTGCAGAGAGAAATCCCTGATTGGAACAATAGTATGTATAACGATATTCGCCAGTACGCCATCTCCAACGGTTTACCAGAAGAAGCCGTCAATCAATACGTTGACCCAAATGTCCTTATGTTATTAAACAAGGCGCGTATGTTTGACCAAACTACCAAGGTAGCTACCGTTAAAAAAGCCAAAGCAGCGAAAAAGGTCCTACGTACTAAGAAGGCACCACCGTCTAAAACTGACATCAAACGTGACCGTCAGCAGCAGAATGTGGACCGCCTAAGAAGTAGTGGTGGTGACCTGGATAATATTGCAGAAACCATTATGTCAAATTGGGAATGATGCTTCCTAAATCTCAATTTTTTAAAAGGTAATTAACAATGAGTTTATTACAATCGTATCAAGTTATTGGTCTCGCGGAGGACGTTAGTCAGACAATTGCTAATATTTCACCTACAGCCACACCATTCCAGTCAATGATTAAGACTGAAAAAGTATCTGCACGTACATTCGAATTTTTACAAGATGAAATTCGTGCAGCAGGAGTCAATGCGCTTGTAGAAGGAGCTGATGCTGCAACTACTGCTATTGGTCAGCCTACGGTCCGTTCTAACACGACCCAAATCATCGGTGAAGCATTTAAAGTTGCCGGGACTGTTGACGCGGTTAAGACTCACGGCCGCGCTAAGGAGACAGCCTACGCTCTCGCCAAGACACTGAAGGCCCTCAAGCTCGATGTAGAAAAGGCGCTAATCGGTGTTGACCAGGCTGCTGTTGCAGGTAGTGCAAGTGCTGCTCGTAAGATGGCTTCTGTCTCTCAGCAAATCTCCACTACTATAGATGCAGGTTCCAACTCAACTGACGCTCTTACAGAGGCAAAATTGGTATCTCTACATCAGACCTGTTATACCAATGGTTCGGAACCTACAGTGCTCATGATTAAACCTGCAGATGCCACTATTGTCGCCGGGTTTGCTACAGCCACTGGTCGTAACCGTGAAGTTGATGCTAAAACATTGATTAATGTTATCGACGTAATTCTTACGCCATTTGGTGAATTACGAACTGTAATTAACAGAAGTCAATTGTCAACTCACGCATTCTTGGTTGACCCATCCATGTTTAAGCAGTGTGTACTGCGTCCGTTTACTCGTACACTTTTATCCAGAAACGGAGATGCAGATTCCCATTTTGTGGTAGGAGAAATTTCAAATAAACATGTGAACTATTCCGATTCTGGAATGATTACTGGCCTGTCTTGAGTTTCATAGATAGCTAGTAACTTGTAGTACTTGCGGTGGGACCTGGGTAACCAGGTTCTGCTCTCCTTACTGTGACCCTGGGTCCCACTGCATTTTATTTATTTAAAAGGAGAAGCCATGTCTCTCATAGACACAACAACACCATTTCACGACCTACAGACAAATGTTCTGCGTGACAATGATGACAATAATTTCACTATTAAACATAGTCAACACATTCCCCAGGAGTTTCTCGACAGAGTGCGAAAGCAGCGAGAAAGTTCATTAGACCACAAAGAGAAAGACTACATGACTGTCGCTTCAGTCCCTGTGTCTGTCCACGAAAAGTGGCTCCGCGAAGGTTTCGACATGCTCAAAGAACCTGCGTTTAAGATACTTGCCCGGTTGCGCCAAGAGGACCTCGACGCATTCATCACCACGAAAAAGAAGGTATAACCAATGAACAAGGGTAACTTAAGAACCCATTTCAAAGCTGTCTTGAATCGCAGCGATATCACTGATGCCCTTGCAGACACCTTCATAGACCAAGGCATTGCCAGGATACAAAGGTCATTGAGAATCCCTTCTATGGAGACTCAGAACACTTATAACTTTTCAGCACAAACCACCAAAGTGACTCTACCCAGTGATTTCCTTGAAGCCATTGATGTGTACTACGCTAACAGGGCGTTAACCAGGCTCCCAATGAGGGATATCCAGGAACACTTGAAAGGTGCGGAAAGTGGTGCCCCTTATTATTTCACGAGAGAGGGCAGTAGTCTTCTACTGTACCCACAGCCCTCTAGTGGCAAGTTAGTTATTAACTACTATGCATCTTTTGAAGATATGGCCACAGACTCGTCAGAGAATATCCTTAGTCAGATAGCTCCTGACCTAATTATCTATGCTGCACTTACGTATGCGTCTGATTATTACTTAGATGAGCGTTCGGCTGTGTTTGACACTAAGTACATGACTTTCATGTCAGAAATTCAAGAGCAAGCCAATGAGCAAGAAATGACTGGCTCTATCCAAAGCATACGCCCTTCATACAGACTCTAAGGAGCTACTTTACAAATGCCAAAATCATCCTTCTTTAGTGACAACGGTGTCTCTACTACAAATACTAATGCGATAGAAAACTCAGTTGCTTCCGCAGCCAGTTCAGCGACCGCAGCGTCCACATCGGCCACTTCAGCAGCAACAAGTGCTACGTCAGCGAGTGCCAATATTGTGGCTAACCAAGCGTCTGCCGCAGCCTCTGAAGCAGCCAAAGTCACAGCGGTTGCAGCCAAAGTCACAGCGGTTGCTTCCCAAGCTGCCGCACTAACAAGTGCTAATAATGCCTCTACTTCAGCTGCGGCAAGTGAAGCATCCAAAGTCACTTCGGTTGCAGCACAGACTTCAGCGACAGCCTCGTCTGCAAGTGCAGCCACTAGTGCTACAACTGCTACAACCAAAGCTGCTTCTGCCAGTATCTCCCAAGCAGCGGCTGCAACTTCTGCTGCGAATGCCCAAAGTGTTGCGTCTTCATCACTGCCTCTGAGCGGTGGAAATTTGACAGGGAATCTTGGGCTACCAGTGAATGGCAAACTCATTCTAGGAAGTAGTACCAGTAACTCTCTACAGATTTTTAACGATGGTTCTAACTCTATTATTACTGAGAGTTCCGCAGGCAGTCTATTGCTTAGAGGTACTAATTTAGCACTACAAGATGCCTCTAATAATAACTATGTCCAAGCACTCTCAGGTGGTGCAGTCACTCTATATGACAACAGTGCAGGCTCACCTAGCCCCAAGATTGCAACTACAAGTTCTGGCGCAAGCATATCAGGTAATATCGCTGTCACAGGCACAGTCGATGGACGCGATGTCGCTACCGATGGTACGAAGCTAGATGGTATAGAAGCTAGTGCTACAGCAGACCAAACAAACGCAGAGATTCGCACAGCCTTAGAAGCTGCCAGTGACTCCAATGTCTTTACAGATGCTGACCACACTAAACTAAACGGTATAGCGGCTAGTGCTAACAACTATGTACTACCCAGTGGTTACGCGACAGAGACTTACGTGGGTACACAGATAACTGCCCTCGTTGATTCATCTCCTGCAACCCTAAACACGCTAAATGAACTAGCGGCTGCTTTGGGCGATGACCCCAACTTTGCCACAACCACAGCTAACTCGATTGGTACTAAATTACCTCTGGCCGGAGGTAGCTTATCAGGGAATTTGGATTTACCAGACAACATTAAAATTAGGCTAGGAGCTTCTCAAGACTTAGAAATCAGCCATGAAAGTGCCGGAGGCGGTGCTTCTATTATTAAAGAGAGTGGCAGCGGTAACTTAAAAATATACGGTAGTAATTTAGAACTTTTAAGCTCTACAGGTGAGCAATATTTCAATGCCACCCAAGACGGCATAGTACAGATTTATTGTAACAATGTGGCTCGTATAAAAACGAGTGGCACTGGTGCTAGTATTGTGGGTAATTTACTAGTTTCAGGCACTGTGGATGGGCGAGATGTAGCTACAGACGGCACAAAGCTAGACGGTATAGAAGCCAGTGCAACCGCAGATCAAACTGGCGCTCAGATTAAGACTGCTTATCAAGCAGAGACTAATGCTTTCACAGATGCTCAGTTTA